GATAAATCAGCATAATCTACCAATGCTGTATCTGATGATAATGAAGTACCACCATTAGTTAAAGCACTGCCCCCAGATGCGTATTGACCTGTATCCGATACTTGATTATCAGAAGTAAACGATGTGGTTGATTTACCTAAAGTAGCATCACTAGTGTAAAGTGACAGTTTAAAGCTATTGCCACCACTTGCTTTAAAGTTATGTGTGCCTTCTAATAATTCTTTTTTAAATGAATTACATATTGCATTGGTTGTTATTGCCATTATCCTACTCCCTTAACATTAGGTGAAATTGATGGAACGGGTATTCTTGGTTCACCATCTGTATATTGTCCACGTTTTCTGTGTCCCATCTGTTGCATAGCAAACTGCTGTACCTCTTCATTGTACTTACCTTTGTATAAGTTGTACATATCAGCAGGCCCTTTTAAGTAGCTAAAACATTCAGTTAGCACACCATGTAAAAGCAACGATTCTTGATTGGTTGACAAAAAGGTAGTGGTTGAGCTGTTAAAATGCGGTGGATCTATCACATAGTTAATCTGTACACTCAAAGCACTGGATGGCACAGGTGCAATAATAACAGTGCTGTCATCCCAGTTTGCGTAATACTTGGGTACACCTGTCGCATCTGTTGAATTAAACTCTGATATAAAGCTGGTATCTCTTTTTTCTAAAAAAATACGAGTGCTACTACTATTTACCTGAATAGAACGTAAATACATTAATTCTTCAGGCATGGTTAAAAATCGTTGTGATGCAACACAAGAGGATGTTTTATAAGCTCTTAAATCGTCATAGTCAACCTTACCCGCAATATCTAATTCAGTATTACGAATAAATTGATCAATTAAAGTATCCGATAGTACATTAGAATCTACTTCTGTGTAGTTTCTAACTTGTGTTAAAAAATTAGCATGTGTAATAGTCATGATGTTGTAATGGTTACCTCTCCAGTGCTACTTGTCATTTCAAAAGATTCTAAAGGTGTGCCTAGTATATTATTACTTGCACTCGGTTGCATACTTGAATTATTAAAACCGTTATCAACATATATCACAAAATCATCGTTATCATCTTTTGGTCTTGGTCTTGGGTTCGCTAAAGCAACGGCATCCGCTTTGTGATGCGTTCTCCTAATCTGAGGGTGTTTTGATTCAAACTCGGATTTGTGCACCAATGAACCATTCCACTCCTTGACCATTTCCTTATAAGGAAATTCCATACCTGATCTATCAGATATTGCTTTAGCATATTTTCCACGAGCATAAGCCATAATGACCTCTAGTACAGTTGTGTAGGTCTGTTGCGACCTAGTTTACATTTAGCTTGAACAAATTTACCTTTCTTAAATTTAGACAACTCACCTTTTTCTAATTTATTTTTTATATAACCTCTTGGTTTTCTACCCGAGTCCTCTCTTTCTTTTAATTTTTTATCTACTTTTTTTACACCTTTTTCATGTGAATATGCTTGACTCTTTTTGTCACCAGCACTATAAACTGAATCAGCGTTTTCTTTTTTCTGCCCTTTAAGATTTGGGTAACCCTCTTCTATATCTTTTTGTCTCTTGTCAGTAAAACCTTTTTTTAATCTACGCTTAACATCTTTTTTACTATAGTATAATTTTCTTGCTCCGAAACTAAGTATGCCCATAATTAACTCCCTGATGGATAATAACTTTGCGGTGTGATATACACCGAAGTTCTTTGTCCATCCTCGTCTAAGGCTCTTTTTAATTCATCTTCGTAAATCATTTTATTTTGTTGCACCAATTGTGGGTTTACTTTCATGCTTAAATAATAAGCAAGTCCTGCAACCATACAAGGTATAAACCTAAAAGCTATATCTGATTGATTAGTATAAGCCCCTGCGTCTTCAATACGCTTGACTGTGTAAAATTTTAAATGCGTATAAGTGCTGGCATTAGGTGTTTGATACAAAGTAATTGTGGGTGTTGTTTGACGATCCACATAATACTCAGAGGGCTGACCTGTCGCACCTTTATTATTTTTTGCAGCATAATCACTTCTTGATATTTTAGTTAAAGCTATATCACTAGTTGAACTAGTAGTCCCACTTGAACTACTGATATAGGCTTCTAAAACATCACTGGTATTAGTAGGGGCTGTATAAGTTGCGGTACCTGATGTTAACTCTTGAGTATTTAAAGTAACTTTCCACAAATGTATGCCACGATTGCTCCACTCAGAAAACAGAATATTAAGACTACGTCTAGCAGATTTTAAATCACGACCGCTATTAGTTCTAACCGCACAACGCTCATACGATTCTTCGATGATGTCATCAATATCTAAATCAAATGCTGTTGTGCCTGAAGTAGCCATTTAGTCTCCTTAATAAGAACCTTTAAATTTTGTACCTTGTACTGCTACACCGCCGCCTTTACTGTATTTTTTTAAAGAGTCTTTATCTTTTTTTTTATTTTTATTTTTAGATCTAGATTTACTCTTAACAGGTTTTATTCCTGTTACTCTTTGTATAGCCTTATCCATTGCTTTTACTAAAGTAGAAACACCTTTTGATTTACTCATATCGTCCCCTAACTCATTTTAGTAGGTTTTTTTCTAGCTAAACCACAACCTCTAGCTTGTACAGTAACACCTTTTTTACCAGTGCCTTTGCTGTACTGCATCATGCCGCCACCCATCATTTTTTTCTTAGCCATGCCACCACCCATTTTTTTGTTTCCCATAGCTGTTGTAATAGCGTTTTGTCTTTTCTGTTCGTACCCGCTCATTACACCATCTTTGTTTAAATCACCAAGCATAGAACCTTTGTTGTATTTATTCATACCGCCTTTTGTATATTTCTTCATCATACCACCAGCCATTCTACCTTTTTTAGAACCTTTACCAATAATATCAGCTTGAGATATATTCTTTTTTTCTTTTCGTTTTTTTCCAACTATTTTGTCTTTGTCTTTATCCCTCTTTTTGTCTTTAGTTTTCAAAGCTGCTGCTGTAACAACTGCTGCACCTACTGTTGTTCGAGGGTATTTATTTATAATTTTTGAAACAGTGTTAGTTTTTTTTGTATTCTTAGAAGAGTCTTTAACTTTGTCAAACATTTTATTAATTTCTTCTTTTGATTTTTTTGTTTTATTTCTTCCTGTAATCTTTTTAATAGCTGTTGCTGTTCTTCCTGCTTTAGATAAAGGTGGAGCAGTTACCTCTAGTAATTTATCTAAAATTATTTTTCCTTTTCCAGCTTTTATAATACCACCAGCTTTACGTTGACCAAATTTACCTGAAGCAGGTGTGGGTGCTTTTCTTTTTTTAGCTACACCAGCTGCACTTCTTTTAAACGCCTCATTTAAAATTTTACTTTGATCTGAAGTTAATTTGTCTGATGGTCTTTTAGTAGTATCACGTTTACCTTTAACTATACTAGCCGCAGTAATTGACTTATCTTCAACTCTGTCTTTTGGAGGGCCTTTCATTTCTTTCTTTTTAATGGCTTTATACTTTTTACCACCAAAAGTAAAAGTGCTTCCAGGTTTTGTATCATAAGCTAGTTTAAAAGCTCTTCCAAAAGCACTTAATTTTTTACCTCTTTGTGTACCTTTAAGTCCTTTATCTAATATATCTGGTCCAAATTTTAAAGCCATAATGTTCTCCTAATATTCTATTAAACCACCGTAATATTTTTTATCGATGGTTCTTACCATAGTTGGTTTACCATCAACCCCTTGAGCTTTTGCTCTCTTTCTTCTAACGGCAGAAGTCTTTTGACTTTTGCTCATTCTTGCAGCTTTAGAAGCTGGTACACACTTCGGATACTTACGCTTCGAAGTTTTTGTGTTTTTACGACCACAAGGTTGATATTTGCCATCTTTTTTAGGAGCACCAATATCGACCCAGTTTTGATCTGCCCAATCTTTAAGGGCACCCACTAGTCTAATAAACCTTTGTAATAAGCTGCAGCACTTGGGTTAGAAAGAGTTTCTCCAGCTACATCAACACTAATTGGAGAACCCATAACATCTATAAATTCACCTTTATTTGCACCTTTAATTTGACCTTTGCAAATTTTACTAGCGTACATATTAGCGTATGCTGATGGGTAAACATCAAACTTTCTTTTTGCGGCTGCTTTGCCTTTTGCACATATTTTTGCCATATATAAATAATATCAGTTTTACTGGATGCTATCTAGACCTTACTTTTTTTCTTTTTCTTCTTCTTTTTCTTCTTTTTCATTGGAGGTTTAGTGATTTGTTTTACCATACTTGCTCTTGTTATTGCCATCTACTATACCTCACTTTATTATTCTCATCTCTTTGAGCTAATAAATATACGCCTCTGTTTTTATCCCCTACATACGACACATGTACCCAACCAGAATTAATCTCGTCAGGATTGTGAAACTCAAGAATGACTTGATCAAAATCTAAGTTATCATTAATAAAATCTGCTAATTCTTTGTTAGAAACACCCGCTATCTCTATATCAGCAGCTTGACCTTTGCAATGCTGTGATCTAGTTGAAGAACCAATTTGCATACTTACTTGAGGTGAACGATACCCAGAACTTATCATGACGGGTTTTTGGAAATAATCTCTTACAGGTTGTAAAATATTATCGCAAAGTTTTTGTAAGCTATCGATGTGCTCCTTGTCGGGATTGTTATTAAAACCACATCGTTCAGCTGTTTGCGATTTAGTTAATTCTGCAAGAGAGAAATTATCAGTCAGCTTCATACAAAAATAATTAACAGTATTAAAACGATTATTATAATATCTCTTATTTTACAACTTCCACAAGTCCAACTATCTTTATATTTAGTCCACAACTTATCTACAGTTTTATAAAAGTTTGTTAACATTTCCATCTTCTCCTCGCTTGACATATACGTTTATTAGGCGTTTTACGACAATTAAT